ACAGCATGAGTGCGTGGTATTTGCCTGTAGGTCAAGTAGCTGGCGCTGCTTTAGAGCTAAATTTGGGCGGTATTGCTCGTATGGGTGGCTTTTTGCAAGCAATGGGTACTTGGACTATTGACGCAGGTCAAGGCGCAGACGATTACGCAGTATGGGTAACTAACAACGGTGAAGCGATTGTTTATAACGGCACAAACCCTGATGCTGCTGAAACTTGGGCATTAAAAGGCGTATGGCAATTAGGTCAAACCTTTAACCGTAGATGCTTTTTAAAGTGGGCTGGCGATTTACTATTGCTAACTAAAGAAGGTTTAGTGCCATTGGCTGCTGCCCTGCAATCTAGTCGTTTAGACCCTAGAATTAACCTTACTGACAAGATTTTTTACGCCATTAGTCGTGTAACTAACCTATATCAAAACAATTTTGGTTGGCAGATTAACTATTATGCCGCCCAAAATATGTTAATTATTAACATACCTGCTACTGAAGGTACGCAACAATTTTGTATGCACACCATTTCTAAGGCTTGGTGCAACTTTACAAATGTTAATGCTAAATGTTGGGAATTAAGCTATGACACTATGTATTTTGGTGGCAATGGCTATGTAGGTCGTTTTTGGGACTCTTTTAGCGATAGCGGCAGTAACATAAATGCTACTGTTCAACAGGCGTATAGTTATTTTGATGCGCCTGGTCAGCAAAAACGCTTTACTATGATTCGCCCTATTTTCCAAACCGACAATGGTTTGCCAGGCATTTTGGTCGGTATTAATACTGATTTTGATGTTCAAGACAACCTTGGGTCGGTCAGTTTTAATGCGGTTAGCTCAACTCTTGGGGTATGGGATACAGCCGTATGGGATGAAGATGTATGGGGCGGAAACCTATCTCTTACAAGGTTATGGCAAGGCGTTACAGGAATAGGTTATTCAGGCGGTATTGTGATGAAAATAGCATCTCAAGGCATTGATGTGCATTGGGTTTCTAGCGATTATGTGATGGAGCGAGGTGGTGTCCTTTGAGGCGTGTTGTTACTGATAATCAAGAACACCTTAGAGGATGGATTACAGGCGTATTGGGGACACAATTTAGCCCTTATGCGACCTTTATAGGACAAGAAGTAGACGGTGCAGTAAAGGCAGTAGTGGCGTTTGACAATATTTTGGATAAATCTTGTGAAATGCACACGGCAGCAATAGTACCAAATTGGATTAGTAAGGATTTATTGTGGGCTTGTTTCGATTACCCCTTTAACATATTGAAAGTAAAGGTTATACTAGCGTCAGTTGCTTCTACTAATAAAGAAGCACTAAAGTTAGACCGACACCTTGGTTTCGTAGATAAAGCGTATATCGAAGATGCTCATATAGATGGGGACTTAGTTATATTAGCAATGAGGCGTGAAAATTGTCGATGGCTCGACATTAAATGCTCTCTAAAAGGAGATTGAAATGGGTGGAGGCGGCGGTCTTGTAGGTAGCATTATGAAACCAATTTTTGGTAGTCCACAAAAAGTGGATGTTCCTGACTATCAAAGTGGAGCAAGGCAAACTTCTGCTTCTGATTTGGCGGCTAATCGCTTAAATCAAACTAATGCTTATGGGTCTTTAAACTACAACCAAACTGGTACAGATCAGTATGGAAACCCTACATTTACCCAATCACAGACTTTAAACCCACAACTTCAATCTGCTATTAGTAGCAATATGGGTCAATTAGGGCAGGGATTTAACGCTCCGCAGTTTCAAGGTCAAGACATGGCCTCACAAAACTATTTTGGTTCACGGCTAAATCAGCAACAATATGACCCAAGAAGCATGGTTAATACTGAATTTGACCGTAGCCAATTAGGTGCTAATTCTTTGCCATCTTACGGTATTAACCCAGGCCAAACATATAGCGATGCCATTATGCAACGCTTACAACCTTCTTTACAGCGTCAAACACAAGCCTTAGATGCTCAATTAGCTAACCAAGGCATTATGCCTGGCTCTAAAGCATACGAAACAGCTAAAATACTTCAAGGTCAAACTCAAAACGATGCACTTACTAGTGCGATTGTTGGTGGCATGGGCGTAGGATTACAAGCTAACCAACAACAATTTGGTCAAAACTTTAATGTTGCTGGTGCAGACTTGGCTGCTCGTCAAGCAATGAACCAGCAAGGAATGGCTGGCAATAGCCTTGCTTATCAGCAGCAATTAGCTAATCAAGGTCTTGGTATGCAAGCTCAAGGGCAAGCATTTAATCAGGCTTTGGCACAAGCTATGTTGCCTTACCAACAAGCTACTGCCCTTAAAGGTTTGGCTAATCCTTCTTTTGCTAGTTATGCAACTACTATGCCTACCAACTATCTTGGCGCAATGCAACAATCGTATCAAGGTGATTTGGCTAATGCTAATGCTCAAAACGCATACAACAACTCTATGATGAGTGGATTGTTTAATTTAGGCGGTTCTGCATTAATGGGTGGAAAATAAGGAATAATCATGGCGCAAATGTTTGACCCTCAAAATCCTGAAATAATGGAATTAAGCCGTCAGCGCAGAATGGCTGATTTGCTTACATCTCAAGGTATGCAAACTCCGCAAGGGCAGACTGTTGCTGGCGGTATTTATGTGCCACCTAACCCTATGGAATATTTGGCTAAGTTATATAGCACTTATCAAGGTACAAAAGCAAACAGAGAATTAGATGCTAAAGAATTAGCATTAGCCAAAGCATTGCGTGAACAAGAAGTACAAGATTTGACTAGATTTTCTGAATTGCAATATGGCGGTAAAGAAATTCCAGCGCAAGCACAAGCTGGCCCAATGCCAAGTGGCGGCAATATTCCAATAGGCACTACGCTTTCTGAGCCTGACCCAATGGCTGCTTTCCAAGTTGCTGCAAGATCACAAAGCCCATTAATTAGAGCGCAGTTGGCTGAAATGCTTAAAGGGCAAAAATTGGGCGAAGGCGAGATTATTCAACGCTATAACCCAGCTACAGGAAAGATGGAAACAACAGGTCAAGGGGCTGCAAAGTATCGTGCGCCTATCCAAATTGATACTGGAACATCCATTGAATTGCGTGATCCATTAGACCCAACCAAAGTAATTTCTCGTGTTGCTAAATCGCAAATGCCTACTGCTGGTCAAGTAGTAGAAACAGCAAATGGCCCAATGATTGTGGATACAAGGACTGGTCAAGCAAAACCAATTATGGCTGGTGGAGAACTTTTGACTGCAAAGCCAAAACCATTGCCTGAAGGTCTAAATAAGCAAGTTACTGGCTCTATTAATTTAAGTGACGCAATTACTGACTATCAAGCAAAAATAAAGAATTTTTCAACTGTAGACTTTGCTAACCCTGATAAAAGGGCGGAAATGGGCAACGCATATAACAATATGATGTTGCAAGCAAAAGAAGCGTACAACTTGGGCGTATTAAACGGCCCTGATTATGAAATTTTACAAAAAGTTGTGCGTGACCCAACAAACCCATCTTCTTTGTTGTTTTCAAATAAAGCATTAGATAGACAAGCTGAAAATTTAAGAACTACAGCTAAAAATATTGTAAACACAGCATATGTATCACAAGGTCGTGATGTACCTGCTGACATTGCAAAAAAACTTATTAAGCCTGGAATTAATGAAGAATCAAAAAGTTTTTCTTCTGACCAAGATGTACAAAAAGCAATACAAAGTGGCGCTTTGAAAAAAGGCGACAGAGTAACTGTTAATGGCGTAACTGGAACTATTCAATAATATGAAATTTGTACCTGACACCCAAGAAGCACCACGCTTTGTACCTGACCAAGCAAGCGTACCTGCAAATACAGGATATACAGGCCCAGTTGTAGAAGAAAACCCAACATGGGCTTCTACAGGTGGCGGTGCTGCTATGGGCAGACCACGCATGGCTAATCGTACTAATGTGCAAGCACAACCAAGACCTTTAGAATCAGCTTTAGCTGGTGTTACAAAATCTGCTATAGACCCATTAGTTGCTGGCGCACAGTTAGTAACTGGTGGCAATTTAGGTACAAGCCAATTAGCCCAAAACCTTGATAAACAAGCTGATGTTTATTACGAAGCAAACCCTGTTTCTTACGGTACTGGTCGTGTAGCTGGAGCAATAGCTCCTGCCGCAGCAGTTACTAAAGGCGTTGGCATGATTCCTAGTTTTGCTCGTGCTAATCCAATCGTTCAAGGTGCTGGATTAGGTGCTACTTCAGGATTACTAACACCAACAAATACAGGTGAAACTGGCGCAGATTTGTACGGAAATGTAGCAAAAAATGTGGCTGTAGGTACAACTTTAGGCGGTGCTATTCCTGCTGTTGGGTCTATTCCATCTATGTTGCGTGGTAAAGCACCTAGTCCCCAATTAGCACAATCTATTCAGCAAGCAAGGGATTTAGGTTATGTAATACCACCAACCCAAGCCAATCCTAGTATGTTAAATAGAATTATGGAAGGCGTTGCTGGAAAGATTAGTACGGCTCAAAACGCTAGTGCTAGAAACCAAGAAATTACTAACAAATTAGCTGCAAAATCGTTAGGCTTGGCTGACGATACTGTTATTACTCCACAAGTTCTTACAGATTTGCGTAATACGGCTGGTGAGGCCTACAAAAACCTAGGTATGTCAGGTCAAGTAATTGCTGATAAATCTTACATTAACGCATTGGATGACATTGCAAAACCATTTATTACTGCTGCACAAGGATTTCCAGATGCCCCACCTAGCCCAGTTTTAAACTTAGTTCAATCTTTAAAATCACCTAGTTTTGATGCTAGTGCTGCTATTGAAAAAGTTAGACAATTAAGGACTGCTGCTGATGATGCATTTAGAAGTGGTAATACAGACATAGGCCAGGCTTCTAAAAAAGCGGCTGCGGCTATAGAAAACGCATTAGAAGGGCATTTATCAAAAACTGGTCAAGGCAATTTGCTAACTAAATTTAAGGATGCTCGTCAATTAATTGCTAAAACTTATTCTATTGAAAAAGCAGCAAACACAACTACTGGCACTATTGATGCTAAAAAACTAGCTGCTCAATTACAACGAGGCAAACCATTATCAGGTGAATTAAAAAGCATTGCACAATTTAGCCAAGCATTTCCAAAAGCAAGTCAAGCAACAGAAGGAATGGGCAGTTTGCCACAATTTAGCCCATTAGATTACTTTGCTGGCGTACTTGGTGGCGTAAGTACAGGTGGTCTTGGTGCTGGCGCTATTTTGGCTAGACCAGCTTTAAGAGCAGCAGCATTATCAAGTCCTGTACAAAATCGATTAATTTCAAATACAGCAGCCCCATTTTTAACGCCTGAACAGCGCAGGTTGGCTACATTATTAACATTGCAAGGTGTACAAGGAGCAACAAATGAGTAGAAACGGTAGCGGTACATATTCTTTACCAGTAGGTAATCCTGTAGTAACAGGCACAACTATTACATCTACATGGGCTAATACAACCCTTACTGATATTGCTAGTGCTTTGACAGACTCTTTGGCTGCTGACGGTCAAACTACTGCTTCTGGCAACCTTAATATGGGTACAAACCGTATTGTTAATGCTGCTGACCCTACCAATGCACAAGATGTAGCTACCAAAAACTATGTAGATACCTATGTAGGCAATTTAGGTAGTATGTCCACCCAAGAT